ATTGCAATGACTGTTGTTGGCGCGTCAGGCGGCAGCACTGTTGTTTTAACAAGAAGCATTCCTCTTGAGCGCACTACAGATTTTCCGACATCTGGGCCATTCGATGTTGCCTCTCTAAACGAGGAGTTAGATAGAATTACAGCAATCAATGCTGATCTTAATGATGAAGTTAATCGTTCACTTCGTCTGACTGATGGTGATGCGGCTGCAAATCTAACAATACCTACTGCTGCTAACCGAGCTGGTAAGGTGTTGGCGTTTGATCTAATAACTGGCGATCTTGTTAATGGCCCATCTACTGCTGGTGTAACCACTATTGCTGCGGCTGCTGCTGATATTGCCACGCTAGCTGACATTCAAGATGGTACGGTAGCGACTAACGCTATTACTGATGCGGCTGCAATCAAAACAAACATTAACACTGTTGCTGGCATTGCGGCTAACGTCACAACTGTTGCTGGTAACACAGCTAATGTGAACACGGTAGCTGGTATAAATGCTGATGTAACAACTGTTGCTGGTAATAACGCTAACGTGACAACTGTTGCTGACATCTCAGGCAATGTAACAACGGCTGCTGGCATATCTGCTGACATCACTGCGGTGGCTGCTGACGCTACCGATATTGGCACAGTCTCAACCAACATTGCTAACGTCAATACTGTTGCGGGTATCTCTGCTAATGTAACCACAGTGGCCGCTGATGGCGCAGACATTGGCGTTGTGGCTGGTATTTCATCTGACGTAACCACAGTCTCAGGTATTTCAGCTAATGTGACATCAGTTGCAGGAAATGCATCTAACATTAACGCTGTCGCTGCTGATGCGACTGACATTGGAACTGTTGTAACGAATATTGCAAATGTTAATACAACAGCAACTAATATAGCGAATGTTAATTCTGTTGCAGGCAATTCAACTAATATTAATGCTGTAGCCGCTGACGCAACTGACATTGGAACCGTGGCAACAAACATTGCCAACGTAAACACTGCGGCTGGCATCTCTGCCAACATCACAACTGTAGCTGGCATTGCTGCTGACGTTACTGCGGCGGCCACCAACGCATCTGATATCTCAGCAATTGCGGCTGAAGTAGCCAAAGTGGTTACAGTGGCTAACGATCTTAATGAAGCCACCTCAGAGATTGATACTGTTGCAAATAGTATTGCCAATGTTGACCTTGTTGGTGCGTCAATCGCAGATGTAAACACAGTGGCATCTAACCTGTCAGGCATTACAGCTTTTGCTGATGTTTATGCAAGCGGGTTAACAGACCCAACAACAAACCTTAATGAAGGTGATTTGTTCTTCAACACAACCTCAGATACTTTGAAGGTTTATGATGGGTCTGCTTGGGTTGCTGGCGTTACTGCTGGTTCTGGTTTTCTTCCACTGTCTGGTGGGCAGCTAACAGGCAATCTTACATTTCCCTCTACTCAAACTGTTGATGGGCGGGATGTGTCTGTTGATGGTGCAAAGCTAGATGGTATAGAGGCTGGCGCAACAGCGGATCAAACTGCCGCTGAAATTAGAGCTTTGGTCGAAAGTGCAACTGACAGCAATGTTTTCACTGACGCTGATCACACTAAATTAAATGGCATAGAAAGTGGGGCGACAGCGGATCAAAGCGCAAGCGAAATTCTGACAGCAATAAAAACAGTTGATGGTACTGGTTCTGGGCTTGATGCTGATCTATTACAAGGAACTTCAAGCACTCAGTTTCTTCGTAGCGATACTGCATCCACAAAAACAGTAGGCGACTTGTCTTTTGCTGACAATGTTAAGGCACAGTTTGGTGCAAGCAATGACTTGCAGATTTACCACAATGGTGCAAATAGTATTATAGCAGATGTTGGTGCTGGTAATTTGTATTTAGCTGGCAGCATTGTAGGTATGACAAATGCTGCTGCAACATATTATACGATTAAAAGCGTAGAAGGGGGTGCTGTTGAACTTTACCACAACGCCGCCATTAAGCTGCAAACCACCAACTATGGCGCTCACGTAACTGGTGACGTAACTTTTAACGATGGCGGCAAAGCTACCTTCGGCGGCGGGTCGGATTTTCAGATTTTCCACGATGGCTATAATACTTATCTGACAGAAACTGGTGGTGTAGGTAATGTTTACCTAAGAGGAAACAATCTTATTCTGTTGAATAATGCCAATGAATTTTATATCAATTGTGTCAGTGATGGCGCAGTCACGCTTTACCATAACAACGCAGCCAAACTGTCTACCACAGCTTCTGGCGTATCTGTAACAGGTACATTATCTGCAACGTCAATAACTGGTAATGGTTCGGGGCTTACAAATTTACCAGCCCCCACCTTAACTAATTCAACAACAATACCATCCGAAGGTAGTTCGTTAAATATTAATGTTACACAAACCCTTACAAAAACTTGGGGTAAGTTTAGCACTGGATTTACAAGCATAAATGACAGTTTCAACATCAGTTCACTAGATGACGATGGTACAGGAAACGGCGGTATAAATTTTTCATCAAACTTTAATAATGCTAATTATTCCAGTTCAATGAATCTTGTGTGGACTATTGGTCAAGGTTATCAGCTTCGCTGTTGGGGTGCTGATAGTCAGGCAACTAGTTCATTTGAATTTAGCACAGGTTATGTTCAGTCTGGGGGTTATTGGATTTATTATGATGCCGATATGCAACCTAGTGTACAGCTTAATGGGGATTTAGCTTAAATGAAAACACCTGATTTTAAAGGCACTCACTTGTTTGACCGCCTATATTGGGCAAAGGAAAATCTAGACGGTGTGCAGTCAGACTATCGTGTGGTGTATGAGGACAGCGTAGATGGATGTTGTCGCATCCTTGTGCCTGACCCGAACTGGATGGCGTGTGCGCTGCAAGGCGGCATCCTGCCACCAGTGTGGGTGTATCACGAGTTGGATAAAGACGAGGCACAATCTGACTTTACGAAGCACACAAGAGGATACTTGCTGCATAACACTGAGCCTGTTGAGGCTATGACCGAAGAGCAAGCAATCGAATATTTAATTCTCAAGGACTGCCCACAAAGCGTCTGGCAGAATTGGGATAAGGGCAACCGCCCAACTATGGTTATTTGCAAGAAAGAGCAGTTACCGCAGACCAGAGAATGGCGCAATGCGTGGCGCATTTCTGATGAACTAGCCGCATAGGAGCATCCGATGACTGTAACAACTTATATTATGGATAGGGACGGTAATAAGATTGATGCTTCAACTGCTACCGTTCCCACTAACCGTAACTTTCGTGATGCGTGGGTTTTGTCAGGCAGTGTAATCTCTCAGGACATTGAGGCCGCTAGAGAAATCTTCAGAGACAAGGTTCGTGAAGCACGTTTACCCTTACTTGAAACAAAAGATGTCGAACTGATGAAGGCATTAGAGACAGGTGCTGACACTACAGCTATTGCTGCTGCCAAGAACGCACTGCGTGATGCCCCAGCATCTTCAGCTATTACTAATGCATCTACTATTACCGAGCTAGAAGCCGCTTGGGATACAGCGTTGCTCGGTAATAGTCCTTACGCAGCACCGGCACCATAATGTATGGATCCCATCACCGGAATCGCGCTTGCTAGTACCGCATATAAAGCTATCTGCACTGCTTTTCAACATGGCAGAGAAATCGAGCAGATGGCTGGCGACCTCGGAAGATGGATGCAAGGCATCAATGCTGTCAAGGAAGGCCATTCTAGGGCAAAAGGCAGACGCATTGGATCGGTAGAAGAAGAAGCATTAGAAACATTTGCAGCTATGAAAAAGGCAGAGCAGATGGAAAACGAGCTTCGTAACTTTATCACTGGTCAGTACGGCATGACTGCTTGGCAGCAAATAATAAAGATACAAGCAGACATTAGAGTAAGGCAGCGAGAAGAAAAGATAGAAGCTGCAAGACGGCAAGAAGAAATCTTTGAGTACATTCTTATTGGCGTGTCTGTGTTCGTAGTCGCAATCGTAATAATGTGCGTTTTCTATTATGCATTAATGCAGTAGGTTAAGCCATGGATCAGAAAGATATATTAGATAGTGCAGCAATATTCGCAACGGTGGGTTCAATGACAGACATTCTACCTCCGGTTGCCGCTATCTTTACTATCGTATGGACTGCGCTCCGCATCTTCGAAATGGATACAGTGCAGCGTTGGTTTAAGAAATGTTCAAAGCGTTAGTCATGGCATGCCTTGTTAGCAATTTAGATCAATGCATTGAATTTGAAAACACACGCCACCCCCTCACCACATATGAATCCTGCAAAGCACGCGCCATGGAAATGGCTAACGATATAAATAAAATGACGCAGTACAAAGCAATTGCTTGGAAATGTCTGCCGATAAAACATGGTACATTGACATGATTGCAATCATTAATGCAGTTGCCTCTCTTGCTGGCACATGGATGGAAGGCAAGGTCGAGACACAGAAAGCCAAGGTCGAGGTAGCCAAGCGTGTCGCTGCTGGTGAACAGGAGTGGAACCAGACAATGGCATCCGCTTCTGCATCAAGTTGGAAAGATGAGTGGCTTACAATTTTGGTAAGCATCCCCCTTATATTAGCATTCACAGGGCATGAAGACATCGTGCAGCGCGGCTTCGATGCGTTGCAGTCAATGCCTGACTTCTACAAAACAGCCGTTGGCGTTGTGTTTGCCGCCAGCTTCGGTGTTCAACAGCTAACAAAGATGTTTAAGAAATGATTGTAGTATCAGAGTTGACTGACCTCATTGCAGAGCATGAGGGCAAGAGCCTTACTATGTATACCGATACTGTTGGCGTACCCACAATCGGATATGGGCATAATCTTCAGACACCTATCTCAGAGCATGCAGCCAAGGTTATCCTTGCTGATGATGTCAAGGTAGCTATCGATGAGCTTGATGATCGCATGGATTGGTGGCGTGATCTGCCTGATCCAGCGCAGCTAGTGCTTGCATCGATGGTGTTTAACCTTGGTTGGCCTCGTTTCTCGCGCTTCAAAAAGTTAATTGCTGCGCTAGAGGACAGAGACTTCAACGAGGCTGCTGCTCAAATGGAAGATTCTCTCTGGTATCAGCAAATAAAGACGCGTGGCCCAGCCCTTAAACAACTTATGTTGGATTGTAATGACACTTAGTAAAGAGCAACTTGATGAAGCCCA